GCTTACAACTCTTTAGGCGGTAATCATAACGGCGACCAACTATATCAGTTAGTTCGAAAAAAAGTAGAAGATAGCTGGGCAAAAGATAAAGTGTAAAAAAAATAAGGGGAAGGACTTATATAAGTCCTTCCCCTTTTAGTCGTATAAAGATACGATTGGTTTCATGTATTATCTCTTGGCCATAAGTAGCTATCAAATCTGCTAGCAATTCCTCCTGTTCGACTGATAGATCTACATTATAGCTATACATCGCGGCGTGCGTTAACTCATGGCATAGCACCTTTTTAAACTTGCGCTTATCTAATCCTTCTACTATATAAATTCCTTTAACTATATCATCGCAAGAACCCAGTGCATATTTTCCATTAGAACGCTTTAACATGGGATGATTAGGGGAGACTATCAGCACTCGCCAAGTCTCCCCATTAATTTTAACCAACTATTTTTTGAGCTAGCATAGTAAGTTTTTTCTGGAGCAATTGTTTTTCTTCTAAAGAAGAGTTCTCAATCATTTCGGTAATATCCTCGCTTAGTTCCATCATATAATGATCTAAGTCCTGAATAGAACCAAGTTTATCTTTACCCATTTCTTTAGACTCCATATACATGCGTCTGCTCATATAGCTACGTCCCTCTCTTGGATCACGAATATCAGTCATAGGATATTCACGCTCTTGATAGTAAGAACGACTTCCACCATCATTTCCGTTAGAGCTAGAGCCGTTAGAAGATGTAGCACCTCCGCTAGGACCATTACCGCCCCCTCCATTCCCATCGTAATACATGCGACCGTAATGGCGATCAGAATCCCTCTTGTAGTATGGATCTTTTTCCATCCAATAGGGTTCCTTAATTCTTTCGGTGTAGTAATGGGTTTCTCTCTGTGGATGTTCTTCTTTGCTATTCATTGCTTCTGTAATAGTGCAATAATACATAGCTTCAGAAAGATCTTTAATCATATCCACAGCTTCCCCTAATTCTTTTGTGTCAACATTTTTTAGATCTGCCATTTGGGCCATTACACAATTCATTAAGGTTTCTTTCATATTTTCAAGTCGCTTCATTTTACGCCACCCTTTCTACAATTAGATTAGAGTTCGCAAAATTGATTGGTTGGTCACTGACGTTCTTAACACTTATGGTTAAGCAACATCCATTGGGCACATCCACAAGTGCCTCAGAGCTAATATTAAAATAATTTTCTACAGCTGCTGGTGTGACTATCATAGTTGAAGTTGCTAGAGCTTCTCCGTCTACTGAAATCGCAGCAGAAATTGCTTCAACAGTTCCGCCCGTTGGGATAGCGATATTTGCTCCAAAAGAGATTCTAAATCTTGCTCGGCACTGCCGTGTAATCCCTCTTAGAGTAATAATGCCACTACCTGCTCGATGTACGATACTACAGGAATTATCTATTGGAGCGTCTGTGAATAAAACGTTTGAGCTAGCCGCAACGGTTTGCTCAGCAAAAGCAGTATATTCAGACATAATGTTAACTCCTTTCAAAAGGGGTTATAGAATAACCCCTTATCCTATTAGCATAAACCAGCATTGCCGACGTAGTTATAAGTGCCTCCGCAGCAATATGGATTTGGTACAACATAAGCAGGCACTGGGCACTGTTTAAGTTCACTGAGTAGATAGGTATTCTGTGCAGCCTGAGAAGCAGCGAAACGTAAGCCCTGATTTTCTGCCTGTAGAGTAGCAATCTTGTCCTGAACTAAGAAGTCCATAATAGAACGAGTATTGTTATTCTAGTTATCAATAATATCACGAGCAGCATCCGTAACAGTGCGACGGGTGGCACAAGCCGGAGTAGCCATATTATAACCAATGTCAGCAAAACCACGCTCAAGAATACGCTGAGTTTCACAGCAACACATAGCATTGTCGGCTGCCATTCCATGTAGCTGGGTAGATAGAGTCGTAACACCGGTATTAATCGCAGTATTAACTCCAGAAAATCCCTGACACATAGCGTTCTGTGTGCCGGCAAAGCCATTTAACATACCAGTATTCATAGCATAAAAACCATCACATAGTCCCTGCTGAATGCCACGAACACCATTTTCTAAACCGTTCATATCAAAGCCATAGGCAATTTCTTCACGGGTAGTAGCGCCACTACGGCCACCTCCACCCCAGCCATTGCCCCAACCATTACCAGCAAATAGGAAGAGAAGAATAATCCCAAATTGTTATCCTACTGGCTTTTTATCCAGTAGATCTCACACTTACTATTCGTGTGAGTTCAGCATATTTTTTTAACTTTTTCAATAACTTACATATAGTAAGGAAATGCCGTTTTGGCAGTTTGGAGTCAGTTACCGCGGTCTCGTGGGTATATTATTTCAATACCTATGCGTTGCGTCTGGCCGAAGCCTTCGACTCGAGTTCCCATTTCAGGGTTCTCGCTTAATACCGCAGAGATCCTTATAAATTTCTTTATAAGGTGGCAGTCTTCTTACCAGTAGTCTCCGTCTCCTCCAAAACCATTACCATTACGTCCGCTTACAGCGGCAATATCTGAGAGGCTATATCCGCCATTTCCATGATTAAACATAAGTTTTCCTCCTTATATTCCGAACATTTGTCGGAACGCTTGAAATTCTTTATCGAAATCTTTACCTTGCTGTTTGTAATAATTTCTAGCAAATTGCTCAATTCCCTTATTATCACGACGTTGTGCCATACCTAATAGCGGGGAATCGCCCATTTGCTTCTGTAAGAAATCCATCATTAACTGTTCTGGATTTTTACCTTGTCTTATCATTTGAATAAAATATTCAGGACTCACAAAACCGTTCAATGATATTCCTCCTTACTTAAAATTGTAGAACTTCTTGTTGCTGTGGAGGTACTGCAACTTGTTGTTGTAGAGCTTGTTTGATACCGATTAGAGCTTCTTCAAATTCTCTTCTGGTGATATAATCACCTACGGGGATTTGTTGAGGAACCGGGATTTCTTGCAATTCATACATATTTAGAGTTGCGGTTCCATCCATATTTATTTGTTTTGTGTAGATTCGTTTGTTTGCCAAATCAGGGAAGAAAAATACAGAGCCATCAAAATCAATAGAAGTGGCCCGCACTTCGTCTAAAGACGATACAGGTCTACCCTTCAACCCGACGTAAGTCCCCGTTCCAGCCGGTTGTCTTTGCGGAGGGAAATAACTTTGATAGGTATTTTGATTATAATTCATAATGTTTCCCTACCTCCTGGATAGACGACAAAAAGGCCCGCTAAAAGACACAATATCTTTTAGCGGGCCTATAATTTATTTATACATAATTGCTCAAAATTCAACTCGTAAAATTAAGTACTTGCTTTATTAATTTTGACTTGGCTTTCGATTAGATTTGTTAAATAAACATTTAAGTCGCCAAAGATTTGAGTTAAATATACTTTAGCATCCTCAGAAAGGATTGCCAAAACCGCATCTAGAGTTTTATCGAATGCGATTTTCTGAGCATCAGCGTCGAACTTTCCCTCTTGCTTTAAGGAATCTACATATGTCTGGTTGGTAGTCATTACACAATTTGTTACAGTTTTCTCTACCATATCTAAATACTTGGACATGAGTTCCTTTTCTTCTTGAGTTTTGTTAGTTACTATCTTAGCCAGAATTTCTTCTTTCTTAGCTTTTAAGTAAGCAACTGCGTAGGCTGTAAGTATGCCCAACAAGGGAATAATACACACTTCAAAGATCTCACTTAAAAGCCGTAAGTAAGCAGGTTCCATACTTACATACCTCCTTTAAATTATTTAGAGCTTATTAAATTTCTACCCAAAGACTCTCAGTACCGACTGAACCGGGCTCCCAGACATTATTGTCTACCTGAGATTCCCACATCTTGCCATTGTGTTCTACCTGGTCACCCTGCATATAAGCATTGTTAGCGCCCGGCTGTACCCAAGCCTGTGGTCCAGAGATAGAAGGATCTATAAGCACCTGAGCCCAAAGGGAAGGAGCAGCAAGAGGATACCAATCCTGTTGTGCGCCATGTGCTTGTAGACATTTATATAGAACGCCGTCATAGCGGATTCTATCACCAACATCATACTGACCTACTGGACTCCACTCTTCAAATAGAAGATTATACTTTAGAGCCTCTGCGTCTGGTAATTGGTCAGTAACAGCTTCAAGCTGTTCTTGGAAAGTATCAATATTATCAATAGTAATTGCGAGCTTATCAACGACCTTCTGATTGGGGTCATTTCTCTTTAAACGATTAGTCTTGGGGTCAAGATACAAATCAAAATAAGCAATCGCATCATCAATGTTATTGGAAGAACAAAACTCCGCAGAATCATTAACGAAGTTAAAATCGGCGATTAAGCCAACAAAATTTTCATTATAAACTTCTAAACGTAATCCCATAGTTTCTTTCCCTCACTATTCTTAAATTTTATTATGGATATATTAACCTATGTTGTCCAATAGAGACTTTATAGCAAGAAGAATTAATTTTTCCTTCCCGACATTATTAGTAAAAAATAAGATAGGAAAATTAACTCTTCTCGTCCAACAGAATTTTCGACCAATTAAATTTCCAAGATTTGATTGACGAATGTTTTAGTTTTACCTATATGAAAAGTTTTTAAGGTATCAGAATCATCTGCTTCGTTTTCATGAATATAACTATTTTCAATAATTCCACTCTTATGAAATTCTGGCTTTTGGTCTTCGATAAACTCCATAGCAAAAGCATTTCCTGATTTATCTATTGAAATAGGAATTCGATATAATTCTTTTATATCAGCAGCTGAAAGAGCAGTAGCGTAAATTCTAAAGTCATTCATTAAACCA